TGTATGGATTTGCCTATTCAAAAAGGTAAAGAGGGTTATATTGGATTAAGAGATTTTAGCGGAATGCTTATAAATTGGTTTCAAGATAACGGATTTATTTATCATGCTAAGGTTACATTGTGGAAGAATCCCGTTACTGAAATGCAAAGAACTAAAGCATTAGGATTGTTACATAAAACAATTAAAAAAGATAGCGTTATGAGTAGGGTTGGTATTCCTGATTATGTTTTGTTTTTTAGAAATGAAGGTGTTAATGAAGTGCCAATTACACATCAAGATAAAGATGAAACATTAGGCAATTATTTACCTGTAGATTTATGGCAAAAATATGCTAGTCCTGTTTGGATGGATATTGATTATAGCAGAACTTTACAATATCGTTCTGGTAGAGATGGTAATGATGAAAAGCATATTTGCCCTTTACAATTAGATACAATTGAAAGAATCCTACATTTATATTCTAATGAAGGCGAAACTGTTTTAAGTCCATTTGGAGGTATTGGAAGTGAGGGGTGTACTGCTTTAAAAATGAATCGTAAAAGCATATCAATTGAATTAAAAGAAAGTTATTTTAAAATCAATGCAAGTAACCACAAAGCATTTGCAGAAGAAAAAAACACTATTTTAACTTTACTATAATGAAAGCAGAAACTCACATATTAATGGCATTGTTAAAAAGTACGGTAGAGCAATCTACTGTACTTACAAACCACTATAAACAGAAAATGAAACAAGACTTTAACATTTGGCAAAAGCAAGGTTTTAAACTGTTGGCAGAAATGGAAAATAAGAACATGATCAACGAAGACTATCTAAATTCAATTACTGATATTTATCATAATATTAACATTGAGATAAAGAAAAATTTGCAAAATCAAACTTAATTGTTTATATTTGCAATGTTGTCTAGCAGCAACTAGTAAAAATATTACTTGAAAACCTTCATTCTGAGAGTCTGCTAGCTCGAAGTTTGGAGGTTTTTGCATTTAAAAACATTATGAAATATTTAAAAAGATTGTCAGTAGTTCCATTTATCTTTGGAATACTATTAGTAACACATTTAATTTTTGTCTTTAAAAGAACATTAAAATTTATTAAAGGTGGCGGAGAGTTAATCTTAAATGAAGAAAAAAATGTCTAAATTAGGTTATACTTGGTACCCAAAAGATTGGGGTAATTCAGAAAGTGTGTTTGAATTAAATTTAACAGAACGTGGTTTATACAGAGAATTTATAGACCTTGCTATGTTGAATGATAATACTACTGAAATTAAAAAAGATGTTTGGATTCGTAAATTTTGTGTATCAAAAGAAGATTTAGACTTTATTTTATGTAAATTAATTACCCTAAATTTAGTAGAAATTATAGATAATATTTTATTTATACCAAGCTGCGAAAGCCGTTTAAAATTGGTACGTGGAGGTAGTAATGGGGGTAAGAAAAGTAAGCCTACCCCGAAGCCTTATAGTAAGCCTACCCCGAAGCCTTTTAGAAGCCTTGACGAAAAAAACACGAAGCCTACCCCGAAGCAAATAGAAAAGAAAGAGAAAGGAAAAGAAATAGAAAGTAAAATAAAATTAATAGATATTTATTTTGAAGATTTTAAAAATTCATCCTACCTTGAAGATATTTGCAATAGGCAAAAAGTAACCAAAGAACAAGTGTTAAATAAGTTAGAAGATTTTAAATTAAAAATGAATTTAGAATATCCTGACTACATATCTTTTTGCACTCATTTTAAAAATTGGTTTTCTAAACTTGGAATAGTTGGCGAAAAGAAAGAATATTTACTAACTTCGCCACAAGGTAAACATAAGTTTATATTTACAGAAGACGAACTAAAGGCTAAAAAGCTAACTGGTTACTGGAAGGAGCAACATGAATTATGATAGTAATTAACCCAATAGACAAAAAAGAATACGACATCGAGGTAAGCAAGAATGGTGAAAACCAAATGACCTGCCCTGAATGTTCACCTCACCGTAAAAAGAAAACTAATAAGTGTTTTAGTTTTAATCTACAAAAGAACGCAGGAAAATGTAACCATTGCGGTATTGTTTTAGTTTCAAAAGAACATAAACCAATAGAAGTTAAAACCGAATACAAAAAGCCAATTTGGAACAATAAAACAGAATTATCAAATAATGCCGTTAAATGGTTTGAAAGTAGAAAGATAACACAAAGTATATTAAATGAATTTAAAGTTACTGAGGGGGCTGAATGGATGCCACAAACCCAAACAAACGTTAACACAATTCAGTTTAATTACTTTAAGTTTGGTGAGCTGGTAAATGTTAAATACCGGGATGGTGCTAAAAACTTTAAACTATTCAAAGATGGTGAAATGATATTTTACAACCTCGATGCCACAATTAACAACAATGTGATAATAATTGTTGAGGGTGAAATGGACGTTTTAGCAATGGCTCAAAGTGGTTTTAAAAACGTTATATCAGTACCAAATGGTTGCAACGATAAAGGCAAAATTAACATGGACTACCTAGATAATTGCATAGATTATTTTGTAGAGGATTGCAGGTTTTTGTTAGCCTTAGACAATGATAAGGTAGGTAACCGATTAAAGGATGAATTAGCCAGACGTTTAGGTTACGAAAATTGCAGTACCATTACCTTTAAAGATTGTAAAGATGCCAACGACTGCCTAATTAAATACGGAATTATTGGGGTAACTGAATCTATTGAAGCTGCAAAAGAATACCCGATTGAGGGTGTTTTTAATGCTATTGATATTCAAGATTCAATATGGGATTATTACAATAATGGTTTACCAAGTGGCTTTGGTATTGGGATGCATGAGTTTGATATGTTTTTAAAGTTTCAGCCGGGTTACTTAACAGTAATTACAGGAATACCCGGACATGGTAAAAGTGAGTTTTTAGACTTTTTAATGTGCCGATTAAACATTTCACATGATTGGAAGTTTGCTTTATACTCACCAGAAAACCACCCATTACAATTACACTTTAGTAAGTTAGCTGAAAAGGTTATAGGTAAACCATTTGATGGGCAAAACAGAATGTCACCTTTAGATCTTACAACTACAATAGAATATTTAAAAGACGTTTTTTACTTTGTTAATCCTGCTGAAAATTTTACACTTGACAATATTTTAACAGCCGTTAAAAGTCTAGTCCGTAAAAAAGGAGTTAAGGCTTTTGTGATTGACGCTTGGAATAAGTTAGAACACAATTACAGTACAAACGAAACTAAATATATTAGTGAGCAATTAGATAAAATAGTTACATTTTGTGAAAAGAATAGCGTGCATTGCTTTTTAGTTGCTCACCCAACTAAAATACAAAAAGACAAAGCAAGTGGAAAATTTGAAATACCAAACCTTTATTCCATAAGTGGTTCTGCTAACTTTTACAATAAGGCTGCAAATGGAATAACAGTTTACAGGGACTACGAAAACTTTATTACTGAGGTTTATATCCAAAAGGTAAAGTTTAAACATTGGGGACAAACAGGATGCTGCCAATTAGCTTGGGATAAAACAAATGGTAGATATTACAAAGGTATGCCAAATAATGATAGTTGGATTCAATCTAATAAACCAAAAGAACTTCAACAAAATGATAACTTTTTAACAAGCCCACTTGATATAATTACAAACAACGGTAAAAACGAAATAGATCCATTTTAGATATGACCCCACAATTAGCCTACCAAATAATTAAAAACTACCTTAAAACACATTCACTGCCTACTAAGGATGTGGATGTTTGGGTAGGGGATGTTAAATATACTTGGAATTATTTATTAAAACTTTGTTACAATATAAAATAAATTATTATATTTACATCCGATGACGCATAAGCAAGTAATCGAGGTTATAATATCAAACGACAGTTTTTTGAAATACTGCCATAAATTAGCGTCACCACGTACACACATAGCAGAAGACTTATACCAAGAAACTATCTTAGCTATTTGTGAAACCAAAGATGACCGTTTTGTTAAGGCATACAATGATGGTTACCTAAGCCCATTTGTTATTAAAACAATTAGGAATATTTGGTTAAAGAGAAATACATTTAAACAACATACAGACGGCTCAACTTCTAACTTAATGGAATACGCTAATACTTTACAAAACATAGATGCTTTTGATTTTGATAGGACTTACATCAATCAAATATCTAAAGACTACGACCCGACAGCGGATATAGTTTTTGAAGCTGCAAAGAAAATAATAGCTAAAGATAGCGATAGCGATAGAATGGAAATAAGATACCGGGCGAGGGTTTATAACCATTCTAACAATAACATTGCAGGCTTTGAAGCTATTAAATCATTTAAAAATGCTGGTAGATTTTCGCAATACATTGGAATTAAAAGATGCGCTATTTATAAAAGTTGTAGAGAATACCAAGAGATTTTAAAAAGTAAATTAAAATATATTATCAATGGTTAATTACTTATACATAGCCCTCTTTGCCTTTTGGTTTGCTGAACTTTCAACAATACCTCAACGTATTTTAATAGCAACGGGATTTAAACATTTATACCCATTCAGTTGCGTAAAGTGTTTATCCTTTTGGATGGCTCTTATTTACTCTTATAACGAACCGTTTTGTATAATTATAGCAGGAGTTACCTCTTTACTATCAATGACTATTTGTTTAATATTTAATAGATTAAGATGACCAGAGACGAAGCAATGGATGTGTTAGTTAAACACTCTCAGTTTTTTGAGATTTATAGTAAAGAACTATTTATCCCTAGAGGATGCGAGGGCATTATGGCAGAAATAATAGCAGCTTACAAAGTAATTAATAACGGTTACGTTTGTTCATCATGTGGAAACGAATTGATAATTGATGCTAATAGATACCGTTTACACAGAATGAAAGAACTTAATTTAAAACACCATACGTTTGATGAAAATACTCCTAATCCATAGTTTTAACATTAAAGACAATAAGCCAGAGTTTAACGCTGTGTCTTATTATCGCATGAATAAACCTCATGAAGTTTTAGCACGTTTAAACCCAGACTTTGAAATAGTGCATTCTAAACCTAATGACATTTATCCTGATGACTTTTTAAAAACTATTGACTTAGTTTTGTTTTGTCGTGAAATAGATAATAGCAACGGAATTATTGAAGCCCTTAATAAGTTAGGCATTAGATTTGGTTTAGATCTTGATGACTATTGGATTTTGCCCGAAGACCATTTGTTATACGAACATTATAAAGAAACTAATAAACCTCAACTAATTATTGATTCAATTAAAGCAGCTCACTTTGTTATTTGCACAACTGAAATATTAGCCGGTAAGATTAAAGAACACAATAAAGAAGTTTATGTTATTGAAAATGGTATTGATACGGATGATAGCGTGTGGCAAAACAACCACGTAAACTCTAAACGGATTAGATACGGATTTACGCAAGGCACAACTCACATACCCGACGTTATGTCTATTCATAAAGACGTGCAAACTGCTTTATACGATGCAGACTTTAACCGTAATTGCCAAGTTATCTTAACAGGTTGGAACGCTATTAGAAGCGAAGAGTCGGTTTACATTGGTTACGAGCGTATGTTAACTGATAACCTTAAAACACTATTGCCAGTTGAGCGTGAGTATTGTTTACGCTTGGTTAAATATAAGTTCCCTAGTGGTATTAGTAAACCATACCGTAGAGTTGGTGCTTTGCCGGTATATGAATTTGCAAAGGTTTACGATGAAATGGATATTTTAGTTGCACCTTTAATAGATAATGATTTTAATAATTGCAAATCAGAGTTAAAAATGATTGAAGCAGGGCATAAAGGATGTGCATTTATGGGTCACAATGTTAACCCTTATAGTTCTTTAATGACTAAAAAGAATAGCTTTGATTTGACTTGGGGAAACTTTTACGAATGGTCAAAATACATTCTAAGTAATCCTAACTTAGTAAAAGATACGGCTGCACAATTAACTTTAGATACTAAAAAATATTCATTAAATTTGCTAACTGATAAACGTAAAGAACTTTATGAGCGATTCAAATAAACTCTACCACTATTACCACATATACGCAGACGGTCAATGGTTAGAACCAGTTAGCGAACATATTAAAGCCCTACGTAAATGGGGGCTTATTGATAACCTTGCAGCGTTCCGTATTGGAATAGTTGGGGCAGACCATAACCGTACAGCCGTTATTCAATACCTAATCAATGAGCGTATTAACTTTGATGTGATAGCTCAACAAGATACAGGTTGGGAGCAGGTTACTCAAATACCTATGTATAACTTCGCCCAAGATAATGACGGATATGTTTTATATGCTCACTCTAAAGGCTCATCACGTCCCGAACAACCTAATCAATCATGGCGCAGGTCAATGACTTATTACAATGTTGGTCAATGGCAAACGGCAGTACAAAAACTAAATGAGGGCTTTGATGCAGTTGGACAACATTGGATGCGACCATCTCACCATTCAGTTGAACATAGAGGCAGTCCTTTCTTTGGTGGTACATTCTGGTGGACTTCATTAGCTCACGTTCGTAAAATGTTAGCACCGCCCGTATTTAACCGGCATGATGCTGAAGGATGGATTGGTTATGTTAATGGCGAAGATATGAAATGCTTTGACTTTACAGGTCATGTCTCGGCTCACCCATGTTATTCGATGTGGACAATAGAAACTCAACAATGGATATACGAATGAAACTAAATATATTTACACCTTTATTCCGTAGTGGAATGATTAAGAAAGTAGCCGACTCAATACCCGACTATGAAGATATTAATTGGATTGTTGTAATTGCCAAACACAGAGAGATACTTATTAAAGAATGCCAAGCATATAATATTCCTTACTTAACAGTTGATTGTATTGATGACTTAAGCGGAGTAGGTAAAAAAGTTAACAAAGCCTTAGATAATTTAGAAGATGGTTTCTTTTTTGGTTTAGATGACGATACTACATTCAATCACAATACCTACGATATATTTAAAAAGTATCAAAATGATTATGATATGATTGTTGGGCAACAAAGATTGTTAGACGGTAGTATTAGAATAGCACAAAAGCCATCGCATTGTTATACAGATGGAGCGCAAGGATTAATAAGAACTACCTTAATAGATGGTTTACGCTTTGGATGCTTTACGACTGATCCCGTAGCAGACTG